GGATGACGGCGGTGTATCCCTGCGTGCGGATTCTCGCGGAGCCCATCGCCGGCCTGCCGCTGCATCTGTACCGGTATCGGGATGACGGCGGCAAGGAAAAGGCTATCGATCATCCGCTGTACCTGCTGCTGCACGATGAGCCGAATCCGGAGATGAGCTCTTTCGTCTTCCGGGAAACGCTCATGACACACCTGCTCCTGTGGGGCAACGCCTACGCGCAGATCATCCGCAACGGGAAAGGTGAAGTAGTGGCCCTGTATCCCCTGATGCCCAACAAAATGTCGGTGGATCGGGATTCGGACGGGCATCTGTACTACACCTATCAGCGGAGCAATGAAGAAGCGCTGATAGCCGAAGGCACGAAGGTCGTCCTGTCTCCGAAGGATGTGTTGCACATCCCCGGCCTGGGCTTCGACGGGCTTGTGGGCTACAGCCCCATCGCCATGGCCAAGAACGCCATCGGCCTTGCCATCGCCACGGAAGAATATGGCTCCAAGTTCTTCGCCAACGGCGCAACACCCAGCGGCATCCTGGAATATCCGGGTACGGTAAAGGATCCGGAGAAAGTCAGGGACAGCTGGACAAGGGGCTTTTCCGGCAGCGGCAATGCCCACAAGGTGGCTGTGCTGGAGGAGGGCATGAAGTACACGCCCATCTCCATCTCACCTGAACAGGCGCAGTTCCTGGAAACCAGAAAGTTTCAGATTAACGAAATAGCCCGCATTTTCCGGGTTCCTCCCCATATGGTGGGTGACCTGGACAAATCGAGCTTTTCCAATATAGAGCAGCAGTCTCTGGAATTCGTGAAATACACCCTTGACCCCTGGGTGGTGCGCTGGGAGCAGTCCATACAGCGCACGCTCCTGCAGGATGAGGAGAAGCCACGGTATTTCGTGAAGTTCAATCTGGAAGGACTGCTGCGCGGCGATTATCAGAGCCGCATGAACGGTTACGCCACGGCGAGGCAGAACGGGTGGATGTCGGCCAATGACATCCGGGAACTGGAAAACCTCGACCGTATTCCGCCCGAGAGCGGAGGCGACCTGTATCTCATCAACGGCAACATGCTCCCGCTCGACAGGGCGGGTGCTTTTGCGAATACGACGGAAAAGGAGGAAACCGATTCTGATGAAAGCACAGAAGAAGTTCTGGCAGTGGAAGAATCAGGCGGACGGCGAAGAGGCCGCTGAGCGGGTGCTGGAACTGTACGGCACCATAGCGGAGGAAAGCTGGTTTGACGATGATGTCACCCCGGCTATGTTCCGGGATGAGCTGTTTTCCGACACGGGAGATGTGGTCATCTGGCTGAATTCGCCCGGCGGCGATTGTGTGGCCGCAAGCCAGATATACGCCATGCTCATGGATTATCCCGGCAATGTGACGGTCAAGATCGACGGCATCGCGGCATCAGCCGCCAGCGTGATCGCCATGGCAGGCACCACCGTGCTGATGGCGCCGACGGCCATGATGATGATCCATAATCCGGCCACGATCGCTATGGGCGACCATGAGGATATGCGCAAGGCCATCGAGATGCTGGACGAGGTGAAGGAAAGCATTATCAACGCCTATGAGATCCGGACCGGCCTCTCTCGGACCAGAATCTCCCACATGATGGACGCTACCACCTGGATGAACGCCAACAAGGCCATCGAGCTGGGCTTTGTGGACGATATTCTGAAGGATGAAAAGCTGAACGCGGATGTTCCCGCCTACGATTTTTCCAACAGTATGGTGGAGAGGACGCTCATCAACAAACTGACGGCAAAGGCCGCGCCGGTCAAACCGGACAGCCCGGAGGAAACGACACCGCTGGAAAAGCCGAAGCCGGAAGAAACCACTATTCCCCAGGGACGGCTCGTTGACGATCTCAAAGCCCGTCTCATGACCATCAAAAACTATATGTGACAGGAGGAAATGTCTATGACCATCGTTGAAATGCGCGAAAAGCGCGCCAAGCTCTGGGCCACCATGGAAGGTTTCCTGGACACCCATCGCAACGAGAAGGGTGTGCTGTCCGCCGAGGATGACGCCACCTATGCCGCCATGGAGAAGGATCTGGATGACCTGACCAACGAGATCCACCGCATGGAGCGGCGTGACGCCCGTGAGGCGGAGTTGTCCCGTCCTGTAAACCGTCCCCTGACTGAAAAGCCCGAGAAGAGCGCCGAGCCCGAAAAGACCGGCCGCGCTTCCAATGCTTACCGTGAGGATTTCGGCAGGCACCTGCGGGGCAAGATGCCCATCCACAATGTGCTGTCCGAGAGCACCGACGCGGACGGCGGCTATCTGGTGCCCACCGAGTTTGAGCATCAGATCGTCACCGAACTGGAGGAGTCCAATATCATCCGCTCTATCGCCAGGGTGATCACCACCCACCATGACCGGAAGATCCCTATTGCTGTGGGCCATTCTGTAGCTACCTAGACCGCTGAGAACGCGGCCTACACCGAGAGCAATCCCACCTTCGGCCAGAAGCAGATCGACGCCTTCAAGCTGACGGACTTGCTGCGTGTCAGCGTGGAGCTGCTGCAGGATGCCGAGTTCGATCTGGAGAGCTATATCAGCGCAGAGATCGCCCGCGCCTTCGGTGTGGCGGAGGAGCAGGCTTTCTGCGTGGGTACCGGCGCGAATCAGCCCACCGGCATCTTCACCGCCAACGGCGGCGCTGTGGGTGTGACTGCCGCAGCCGCCCGCACTGTGACCGCTGACGAGTTGATCAGTCTGATCTATGCTCTCAAGTCTCCCTATCGCAGGAACGCGAAGTTCCTGATGAACGACGCGACCGTGTCCGCCATCCGCAAGCTGAAGGACGGCAACGGCGTGTACCTGTGGCAGCCCGCCCTGCAGGCTGGTCAGCCTGACAAGCTGCTTGGCTTTGACCTGGTGACCTCTCCCTATGCGCCGACCATGGAGACCGGCGCGCTACCCATCGCCTTCGGTGATTTCAACAACTACTGGATCGGTGACCGCATGGGCCGCACGGTGCAGCGTCTGAATGAGCTCTACGCCACCAACGGTCAGATCGGCTTTGTGGCCACTGAGCGTGTTGATGGCAAGGTGATCCTGCCCGAGGGCATCCAGCTGCTTCAGATGAAGTGATGGAGGACCAGCCGATGAGCACAACTAAAAATTACACCGAACAGGGTGGCGATGTGACGCATATCGGCGGCAAGCTGGTGTTTGACGAGGGAGCCTCCGTCGAGGGGCTCCCTGGCTCCACGCCCGCCGAGAACCAGGCGGAAAGCGCAGCGACCACGGTTGCCGCGCTGAAAGAAGACTTCAACACGCTGCTTTCAAAACTGAAAGCGGCTGGGCTGATGACTGCGGATACAGAAGCCGAAACTGACGGCGAATAATGGAGGAGGCTGCCTAATGGCGCTGATTACCCTTGATGAAGCCAAAGCATACCTGCGGGTGGACACAGACGCGGATGATGCTCTGATCGGCAGCCTCCTTCTCTCCGCCGGGAGGCTGTGCGCCGATGTGGCGAGACTGACGGAGGCCGAATGGACTGATGTCGACGCTGCGCCTGCTGATGAGGACAGCATGGAAATCATATCTCTACGCGCCGCCCTGCGCGTTGCTGTCTATTACACCCTCGGCTACCTGTATGAGCATCGGGAGGAAGCGGATCACCACGGCTTGCTGCTCACTCTTCGCTCATTGCTGTTTGCCATACGGGAGGGACGGCCATGAGCAGGAACAATCGATATCCCAGCATGATGCGTGATCGCGTTGAATTCCTACATCGTGTGGTGATTGTCGCTCACGGCATTTCCACCGAACGCTGGCAGACTGCCTTTTCCTGCTGGTGCGCGGTGCATCCGCTGTCCGGCAGAGAATTCTGGGAAGCGGCCGCTATCAATCGGGAGAATGAGGTGCGGTTTACCATCCGCTATCGCACGGACGTATCCGCCGAGATGCGCATCCGGCTGAACGGCGTGGTCTACAACATCACCTCGATCATCGACAAAAACAACCGGCATGAGGCGCTGGAGATACTGGCAAGGACGGTGACGGCGGATGGCAAATGTGCGGATTGACGGACTGAAAGACCTGGGAACCAGAGTAAAAAACATGGGCCAGGAGGCCAGAGGCGCGGCCGGGCAGGCGCTGCGCAAAGGCGCGGAGATCATCCGCGAGGAGGCGCATACCCGTGCGCCGCGCAGCAAAAACGGTCACCCGGCCACCCAGGGGCGCACGTCAAAGCACCTGGCGGATCAGCTGACCAGCAGCGTCTCCGCCAGCAAATACACCGCCGGCGTCACAGTTGTCGGCGGCGTGAACGGCCCAAGCTATTACTGGAAATTCCTCGAATACGGCACAAAGCGCATCCGGGAGCGGGCTTTCATCCGTGAAAGCGCGGACGCCCGCGGCGAGGAGGCCATGGAGACCGTAAAGAAGGAAATCGAAAATCGGCTGGGCATCAAGTGAGGAGGACGCTATGGACGCATCGACCCTGGTAGACGAGCTACTGGCAAGCGATGAGCTGACACAGCTCTTGGCCACCGATCCGTATGGCAATCCGGCCATCTATCAGATCCTCTCCCCGGAGGCAGAGGTGTTCCCTCGGCTGGCTGTGTTTGAGGCAGATCGGGAATACACGCGCTTTGCGGATGACCAGCCGCTGGAGGAGGAGATCACCTTCCGCATTGACATCTATGCCCGGGAGAACCTGCTGCATCCGATCAACGCCGCGCTGCACAAAACCATGCGTCGGAACGGCTATCAGCGGTACGGGCAGGTACAGGATGATTACCTGCAGGACATGGACATTTACGTGAAGTCCGCCACCTATACCATCAAAGATCAGCTCCCGTTTCCGTGGGAGTGAGAAAGGAGTTCATGATGAGCAACAATTCCACTGTCAAGGCGCAGCGGCAGTCTCTGCGCAACATTCATTACGCCATCCTGACAAGCGATACGCCCGAGGGTGTGTCGTATGAAACGCCTGAACCGCTGGTCGGCGCAATTTCGGCCAGCATTTCGCCTACCACCAATCAGGAAAAGCTGTGGGCGGATGACGGTGTGTTCGACATCGCCTCCCAGCTGGGCGACATCACCCTGGAGCTGGAGCTGGCCGCCCTGCCTATGAAGGCGCAGGCTGTGCTGCTGGGCCACAAGTACGAAAAGGGCGTCATGACACAGAACGCCAGCGATGAAGCGCCGTATGTGGCCATTGGATTCATGAGTCAGCCCCAGCCTAATCAATTCCGCTGTGTATGGCTGTACAAGGGAAAGTTCCAGCTGGTTGAGGATGAGTATTCCACCAGCAACGATTCTCCCGCGTGGCGGCAGCCCAAGCTGACCGGCACCTTCGTGCAGCGGGATTACGACGGCAACTGGCAGATTTCCGCAGACACCAGCGACCCTGATTTCACGGGCGTGGACGCCTGGTTCAACGCCGTGTATGAAGCGGCAAAAACGACCGACACCAACGGGGAGGAATAAGATATGGCGCTGCATGACATCCGGGAAGTGCGTATTCCCATCGAACTGGACAAGCCCCGTACTCTGCTTTTCGACCTGAACGCTTTCGCCGAGCTGGAGGATAAATTCGGCTCCCTGGATCAGGCGTTTCACAAGATGCAGCAGGGTTCTGTGAAGGCCACCCGCACGCTGCTGTGGGCGGGACTTCTGCATGAGGATGAAAAGCTGACCGAGCGCCAGGTGGGCGCGATGATTTCCCTCACCAATGTGGAGACCGTTATGGAGCAGATCACCGAGGCACTGACCGCCGCCCTGCCGGAGGATACCGATTCTTCGGAGAATGCCGTGGTCCCTGACCCTCAGTAAAGGCGCTGTGGGACTCATTCGATACAGCGGCATCCGGCGCACAGGAATCTGTGGACTGGGTGCTGCTGTATTATATGGGGACCGTAGTGCTTCATATGAGCGAGGAGGTTTTCTGGAAAAGCACGCTGCGAAAGCTGCATGCGGTGTTCAAGTGCCATTGCGAGCATATGCCGAAAATAAACAGAAATAAATAATGCTCATAGCTTGATAATGTAGGGAACATTTTTGCTTTTGAGTAGAAAAATTATTCCCTACAGCAGTTGACTGTTGGGGAAAATTTTGATATAATCCAGTTGAAATTGTTCCCCAATATGGAGGCATGACGCATGAGCGCTTTCATTGAAATTCAGGAAGTTCTTAGACAGCGAGCTGATTATGAGGCAAGATTAAGGCTGCTGCCCTATGATGGCACACCCGAAATTAAAAGCCGTGGAGATCAAAGGTATCTCTATTGCCGTAAACGAATTGGAAGCCGGACTACGTCCACGTATATCGGCCTCTATTCTGAGGAGCTGCATCAGCAGCTTCTCAGAGACGCCCGCGAAGCAAGAGAGCTCAGAAAACTGATTCGCCACGCCGATAAAAAGCTGGCTGAATTAGGTTATGTGGAAAGCGACCTTTCACCCCGCGTCATCACCAACCTTGACTTTGCCAGAGCCAATATGAAGGCAAACATATATGACCAGGCAGTGCTGGAGGGCGTAGCCACATCATTTCCGCAGACAGAAGAAATCATTGAGAACGGCCGGATCACTGGCATGTCTCCGACAGACGTGCAGAAAATCCTGAACCTCAAACACGCCTGGGAATTTATTCTGGATCGTGACGTCATCCAGGCTGAGAGCGACTATTATGTTCTCTGTCATATTGCCAAGCTGGTGAATGAAGGGTTTTATGCGGAGGGCGGAAGGATTCGGGGTGTGCCTGTCCGCATCGGAGGAACCACATATATCCCGCCGCTCCCAATTGAGCTCGATGTGAAGGAGCATATTCAGGCAATTCTTCATTCCGGCCAGCAGGATATAGATGTTGCTATCGAATTATGCCTGTACGCAATGAAAACGCAGGTATTTATTGACGGCAACAAAAGAGCGTCTGTCATCTACGCGAATCATTATCTGATTGCCCATGGTCAGGGATTCCTGGTCATCCCGGAAGAGCACGTACCAGAATTCAAAAAGCTGCTTGTGCGGTACTATGAAGGCGAAGATATTGAAGTTATACGTGCTTTTCTGAAACAAAACTGCTGGAAGACTTTCTGATTTATAGTTTCAATCCCCCCAGCGTCGTCCACACGGGCGGCGCTTTCATTATGCCTATACGCCCCGCGCTTCTGCCTGCGGCAAGCGTGGGTTTCGGGCGGCAATCCTACGGATATGCTCGCCCTCAGTCCGCCTTTGGCGGACGCTACGGAGGAGGGGATTTCCCATGGCGTCCAGCACATCTGATCTGATTGTCCGCCTGTCACTTGACACGACCAATTTTGAAGGCTCCCTGTCCAAATTTGAAGGCCAGATGACGAAGCTGCAGACCTCCTGCACCAACGCCACTACGGGGATCACCAATTTCAAGCAGGTCACCACTCAGCTCCAGACCTCAGCGCAAACCCTGACGGACAAGCTGGCGGCGCAGAAGCAGAAGGTCGCTGATCTTGAAGCAGCCTATGAAAAGAGCAAGGCCGAGACTGGCGAGAATTCTGAGGAGACAAAGAAGCTCGCCACTCAGCTCGAGCAGGCGAAGCAAAAGGTCTCCCAGACCGAGCAGGCGCTGAAGCTCGTCACCCAGCAGTTGAAGCTATCCCAGAATGGTTTCTATCAGCTCGGCACGCAGCTGGAAAACATCGGCGCGAAGCTGGAACCCGTCGGCAAAAAGGTATCCGATGTTGGCAAGCAGCTCACCACAAATGTGACAACGCCCATTGTGGCGCTGGGGACGGCCTGCATTACCACATTCACATCCTTTGATGATTCCCTGAAAACGGTTCAGGCCACCATGGGGCTTGTCGCCGGTTCCTCTGAAGAGGCAGATCGGCAGATCGCCCTCCTGAACCGGACAGCGCAGGATATGGGCGCTTCGACCCGCTATTCCGCATCGGAAGTCGCCGAGGCATTGAACTATCTGGCTCTGGCCGGTTACAGTGCGGATGAAGCATGCGCGGCTCTGCCGCAGGTGTTGGCGCTGGCTCAGGCTGGCGGGCTTGACCTTGCCTATGCATCTGACCTGGCAACGGACGCCATGGCGGCGCTGGGCCTGTCCATGGATGAACTGGGCGCGTTCTCCGATCAGATGGCCGTTACTGCGCAGAAATCCAACACGTCTGTCGGCCAGCTGGGCGAGGCCATCCTGACCGTCGGCGGCACGGCGAAGCAGCTGGAGGGCGGCACAGCGGAACTGAACGCGGAGCTGGGCATCCTGGCCAACCGCGGCATCAAAGGCGCGGAGGGCGGAACGCATCTGCGCAACGTCATCCTGTCGCTGACAAAGCCCACGGATAAGGCCGCCGCCCAGCTGGAAAAGTTGGGTGTTTCCGTCTATGACAGCTCCGGCAACATGCGATCCATGAACGACATCATGATGGATCTGAACGCCGCCATGGACGGCATGACCGCCGAGCAAAAGCAGAATATCATCTCCACCATCTTTAATAAAACAGACCTTGCGGCGGTCACCGCATTGCTGGACGGCTGCGGAGATGAGTTTAATGAGCTGATCGGCTATATCGATGACAGCGAAGGCGCAGCCCAGCAGATGGCTGATACCATGGAGAGCGGCCTGGGCGGCTCTTTCCGCACACTGAAATCCGCCGTGGAGGGCCTTGCCATCGCCTTTGGCGAGAGGCTCGCTCCGTATGTGCAGAAGGCGGTGGAGAAGATCACCTCCATCGTCCGCTGGCTGACCAATCTGGACGACAAAACAAAGGATACCATCATCAAGGTGGCCGCTGTGGCTGCCGCCATTGGCCCGGTGCTGATGGTGGGCGGCAAGCTGATCACCGGCATCGGCAAGGTCATCAAGAACGTCGGCTCCGTGATGAAGGTCATCTCCGGCGCGACGAAGGTCACCGGGCTGCTGGGGAAAGCAATGACCGCGCTGACCGGACCTGTGGGCATCGTGATTGCCGTCATCGCCGTGCTTGTTGCGGCGTTTATCTCCCTCTACAAGAACAACGAGGAATTCCGTGATAAGGTCAACGCCATCTGGGAACAGATCAAAAACGCCTTTGAAAAGGTGAAGGACGCCTTTGTGAAGGCATTCCAGACCATGCAGTCCTGGTTTGAACCGATCAAAGCTTCCCTGCAGAAGCTGTGGGGAACGATCCAGGGAATCGTGCTGAAGCTGATGCCCGTGTTCGAGGCGGTCGGCGCTGCCATCGGCGGCGTGGTGGCGATTGTGGTGTCGGCTGTGTCCGGCATCATCGCTGCCATTGGCCCGGTGATCGATGCCATCGTCAATTTCGTGGACTTTCTGGGGAATCTGTTCTCCGCCATCGTGTCTCTGTTCTCCGGGGACTGGGACGGATTCACGCAGGGCATCAAAGACGCATGGGACAGCCTGTGTACCGCCCTGCAGGATGTGTGGACAGCCATCGGCAATTTCTTCTCTCAGTTCTGGGAGACACTGTGCGGCATCGCCGAGTCCTTCGGCATCGATCTGGGGCAGGTCTTTTCGGATGTATGGACAGCGATCAAGACCGGCGTGGTTACAGCGTGGAAGGTCATCACGAAATGGTTCTCCGATACCTGGACGAATATTTCCACGACGGCGATCACCGCCTGGACGGCCTTCACAGAGTGGATCGGTAGCGTGTGGGAAGGGATCAAGACCACTGCCATCACCGTATGGAATGCCGTTGTGGCTTTCTTCAGCGGAGTCTGGACGAGCATCTCCACCGCTGCAAGCACAGCCTGGACGAATTTCACCACATGGATTTCCGGCGTATGGAATGGCATCAAGACCACCGCCGAAACCGTATGGAATGCCATCATATCGTTCTTCAGCGGAATCTGGACGAGCATCTCCACCGGAGCGAATACAGCCTGGACGAATTTCACCACCTGGATCACAGGCGTATGGAACGGCATCTCCACCACGGCATCCACCGTTTGGAATGCCATCGTTTCGTTCTTCAGCGGAATCTGGACGAGCATCTCCACTGCCGCGAACACCGCATGGACTGCATTCACCACTTGGATCACAGGAGTATGGGAAGGAATTTCTACTGCTGCCTCTACCGTCTGGAATGCGATAGTGACCTTTTTCTCCGGGATCTGGACGAGCATCTCCACCGCTGCGAATACGGCGTGGACGGCTTTTACAACGTGGATCACGGGTGTATGGAATGGCATCTCGACAACCGCTTCAACCGTATGGAATGGGATCACATCCTTTTTCAGCGGTGTATGGACGAGCATCTCCACGGCGGCTAATACAGCCTGGACATCCTTCACCTCATGGATCAGCGGCGTATGGAGCGGGATTTCCTCCACAGCCACCACAACCTGGAACGGCGTGAAGACCTTCTTCAGCAATACCTGGTCGAATATCAAGACCGGCGCCGAGACCGCCTGGAATGGCATCTCGACTACGGTTTCTACGGTATGGACAAATCTGAGCGGCAAGGCCACCGAGGTTTGGAACGGCGTGAAGAATTTCTTCTCCACCACATGGAATAACATCAAGTCCGGGGCCACGACAGGTTGGAACAACATCAAATCCGGTATTGAGGGTGTCTGGAATACGCTCAAGAGCAACGCCACCACGGCGTGGAACGGGATCACAGGCGCTGTGTCCTCCGCCATCACCAACGCGAAAGCCGGCATCGTGAACGGCTGGACGAACATCAAAAACGGTGTGAAGAGCACCTGGGACAGCGTGCTTGGCGTTATCAAAAGCCCCATCGAATCGGCAAAGACCTGGCTGCAGGAGAAGGTTAATTACTTCAAGGGCCTGTTCAATTTCCAGTGGAAACTGCCGGAGTTCAAGCTGCCGAAAATCAACGTCACTTGGAACGACATCGGCTGGGGCATCAAGCTGCCGAAGCTGTCCGTCTCGTGGAACGCCCTGGGCGGCGTCTTTGACAAGCCCACCATCCTCGGCAGCGCAGCGGGTCTGCAGGGGGTCGGCGAGGCCGGCGCGGAAGCCATCCTGCCGCTGGACACCTTATGGGCGGAGATGTCCGCCAGACTGAAGGCTGGCATGATCGATGTCATGTCCGGCTTCATGAACGACCGCTCAACGGAGAACATCGAATCGTTGCTTGGCGACCTGATCGCGGCTGTGAAGGCGAACAGCGCGGAGCCGGAGACGGTGCCCGCCGTGAACGTGGAAAACATGGTCATGGCCAATGATATGGACGCGCAGTCCCTTGCCGCGCAGATCAGCGCTATGACGCGCAGGCGGCAGCATGGGTACGGATACTGACGGAGGTGATTTTGTGGCGCATCCCTATTTTCTGTGGAACGGTGAAAGTTCAGAGAATTATGGCATTATGGTGTCGGAATACCCCGCCATCTCCCGCCCGAAGGAGCGCGTGAACCAGATCACCATTCCGGGGCGGTCCGGCGTGTTGATGCTGCCGGAGAGCGAACTGCCTGTGTACGAGCCTGTGCTGCGAACAGCGCAGTGCTGGGTCAGGCCGGACGCTGACATTGAACGCATCTGCGCATGGCTCCAGGGCTCCGGAAACGTGGTGTTCGGCAACGAGCCGAACCGCTCATATGACGCAAGAATCATTAACCAGATTGATTTCAGCAAAATCCTCCGCGGGTGCGGATACCGGAGCTTCGCTGTGCCTTTTCAGTGCCAGCCGTATAAGCGCCTGTACCCACCGGCGGAGGACATCACTCTGACAGCCAGTGGCATGACGATCCACAATCCGGGCACGGTTCCGGCATGGCCGAAATTCACCCTGTACGGCAGCGGTACGATCACCTTGATTACATACAGTGGAGCCGTGACCCTCAGCGGCATCGGCAATGGCATCATCCTGGACTGGGAGGCGCAGGAGTGCATGAGCCTTGATAGCAGCGAACTGCTGAATGACAAGGTGGATGGCGATCCGCAGTATCTGCCGCCCGGGGACAGTACCATCAGCTGGACGGGGAAGGTGGTCAGGCTGGTGGTGACGCCAAACTGGCGGTATTTATAACGGTAAATAGCGGGAGGAGGTGACCGTCCATGATCTGTATCTACGAAGCCAACACAACATCCTGGCACGGCAACGGCCTGTGCATTCTGCAGCCATCCTCCTGTACCGTCACGGAGATCGCGGGCGGTGACTTCAGCCTGAAACTGGCGCATCTCATTACGGAAGACCTTCGCTGGAAGGAGCTGCAGGAGGAGCGGATCATCAAAGCGCCGGTTCCCGCTTACAAGCCTCTTGAGGATGACGGCACGGTCATTGTCCCGGCGGAGCAGGCCACTGAGCAGTGCTTTCGCATATACTCCGTCAGCGTGGACACCGCCAACCACGAAGTGACCGTGGAGGCGCGGCATATCAGCTACGACTTCATGGGCAACATGTGCGGAAAGCTGTCCATCCAGGTCGGCACTTATGTGGTTAATGCTCTATCCAAAATGCGGGAGGCGCTGCTTTCCCCGGATGACCGCATTCTTGCTACCAACATTGCCCGCAGGGTCAGCCTGGGCGACCGCAGCTTCGTCAATCCTATCAAGTATCTGCTGGATCCGGACATCGGTTTGGTGCAGCGTTCCCGAGCGCGGCTGGTACGCAACAACGCCGATTTCTATCTTCTGGATAATGATGACCCGCCAGACTGTGGCTATGAGATCGCCTACGGAAAGAACATGACGGGTATCTCCTGGAGCAAGAGCACGGACAGCGTCATTACCCGCATCGTGCCCATCGGCGAGGACGCGGAAGGGCGCAGGATGCTTCTGCCGGAGCAGTGGATCGACAGCCCACATATCGGAGAGTATCCCGTCATTCATACCGGCACCTTGTCGGTATCGGACGCAAAAGAGGTCATCGTATCAGACGGAGACGATGAGCAGGATGATGACGAGCCAGTATCTGACATCGAGCCGTTCACCAAAGAACAGTGCTATGAGCTGATGCGGCAGGCCGCTCAGGATGAATTCGCCAAGGGCTGCGATCTGCCTGACCTGACTCTGGACATTGATTTCATCCACATCGGTGATACGGAAGAGTATCGGCAGTATCGCAATCTGGAACGCGTTTTTCTGTATGACCTGGTGCGCATCCGTCACGCTCCTACGGGTTTTATGGCAAAGGCGCAGGTTTCCGGGTATGAGTGGGATGCGCTGACAAGGCGGTACAACAGCATCACCGTCGGAAACGTGTTCGCCGTGGAGAGCAGCGCGGTGGCCGGGTATCAGCTGACAGAAGGCGCGGTGACGGCGACAAAGATCGCGCCGGGCTCCGTATCGGGCAGCAGTTTGCGCGAGTTGTCCGTCACCAACGGGAAGATCGCCCACGCCGCTATCGGAACGGCGAACATTCAGGACGCTGCCATCACGCGGGCGCAGATTGCCGACGCCGCTGTCGGCACGGCGCAGATCGGGCAGGCCGCGATCACGCAGGCGCTCATCGGCGCGGAGGCGGTGGGCACGACACAGATCGCGGACGGCTCCATCACGGATGCCAAGATCGTGGAACTGACCGCCAACAAGATCAACGCCGGTACGCTGTCTGTTGAGCGTCTGGAACTTGTCGGCTCAAAAAGCTCTGTGGTATATGCGCTCAACAATTCCGGAGGGCTGGTCTCCCAGAATGTGGATTCCCTGGACGGTGATGTGCTGACGGAGCGGAGCATCACGGGAGACAAGGTGGTTGCCGGAGCGATTACGGTAAATGAGATCGCCGCCCGGACGATCACTTCCAATGAGATCCTCGCGGGCACGATCACCGGTGCGGAAATTGCCGCTGACACCATTGAGGGCAGCAACATCAAAGCCGGGACGCTGACAACGGACCATGTGGTATCCAATTTCGGCGAAACGCTCGACCTGTCCAGCAATACGGGTATCAATCAGCGGGTGGAGAAGGTCTACGAGGATATGGATACCCTTATCGGATATCGGTTGGAGATCATCTCCACATCCGACCTGTTGTCCGAGGATATCAAGAGTACCACACTGTCCGCCCGCGTGTGGCATGGCAGTGAGAATGTGACGGACGACATCCCTACGGCTCGTTTTTCCTGGAAGCGCGTTTCTTCCGACAGTACAGCGGACGCCCTTTGGAATACCGCACACACGGGCATGAAAAGTATCACCTTGACCGTACAGGACATCCTGTACAGCGCAACCTATACCTGTGAATTGGAGGAGGATTCCTGATATGGCCATCATTGCAACCGGCAGCAAAACCATCATCGACCTGAGCGATGGCAAGTCACTCTCCTGCTACCTCGGAGCCAACCAGCCCCGGACGCAGATCCATGATGTCAACGCTTCCGCCTATCAGCCAGACTGGACGACCACGGCGGGAAAGCTGGTCATTACCCCAGTGGTCTACTCCAACCAGACCGCTATTGCGCTGACGAATACAGCGCTCACCATTACATGGAAACGCAAGGAAGGCTCTGGCTCGGAAGCCGCGCTGACCACAGGCGAAACGGTCAGCAACAAGGTACTTACCGTGAGTCAGAACAAGCTGGCCTCGGTTGCCAGCGGGCTTTTGACGTATATCGCCTATGTGGCGTATGCGGACCCCGATACCGGGATGACCATCAATGCTACGGCGGACATCTCTTTTGCCCTGATCAGCACAGGCGAAAACGCAAAGAGCGCATGGATCAGCGGTGAGCAGGTCTTTAAGTATGATAAGAACGCTGCCGTCAGCCCGGCGCAGATCACGCTGACAGCGAATCTGCAAAACGTGACCATGGGCAAATGGCAGTACAAGAACAGCTCCGGCGCATGGGCGGATTATCCCACCACCAGCGACAACGCCAGCATCACCGGCACAACGCTCATCGTAAAGCCCACTCACGCCATCTGGAACGGCGAATCGGCCACACTGCGCATCACGACCAGCGATGCCAATATCGGTGATACAACTTCCCTGTACAAAGTGTCTGACGGTTCAGACGGCGCTCCCGGCGGCACAGGCGCGGCGGGCAAGGACGCTTCCGTAGTGTTCCTCACCAACGAGAATATGACCTTTGCGGGAACCAATGCCGGCAAGGTTGCCACTGTCACCAAAAACTGCAATGTGGTGGCTTATACCGGTACGACGAAGGTCACACCCACGGTCGGCACGCCCACCGGGATGCCCACGGGCATGACGATCACCGTTGGCGAGGCAGCGGACAATGAAGTGCCGCTTTCCATCGTGATTGCCTCCAACGCCACCCTCGGCGGGAGCGGCCAGACCCAGGGCGAGGTATCGATTCCCGTGACATCGCCTGTGGCGACAACGCTGAAGCTCCAGTGGAGCAAGGTCAACACCGGTGCGACCGGTACGGCGGCCTATGTGCTGACGGTCTACGCCCCGGACGGAACGGTCTTTACCAACGGGCTGGCCAACGATACGGACGAGATCACCGTCAACGCCCAGTTCTATCAGGGCACAACCGATCTGACCACCAACGCCAACGGTTTCTTCCTGTGGGAGAAGTTCGAGAGCGGCAGCTGGGTCACGGTGAAGGAGGAAGCCGCTGCGGCAGCGGGCAACACGCTCACCGTCAAGGCGGAAGATGTGCAGGGCTCTGCCACCTACCGCTGTAGGGCGAGGTACAAAAACACGTCGACTGTTTATTTCTACGACACGATTACCATCATCGACAAGACCGACAACTATCAGGCGGACATCGACAGCACTGCCGGAGATGTGTTCAAAAACACTATTGGCCAGACCTGCCTGATCTGCCGCCTGTGGCAGAACGGAGCGGAAGTTGACCCTCTCAAGTCTACAACATACACGACCACGGCTCCGGCCAGCCCTGCTGCCGGGGATTTTTATTATCAGATCCAAGCCTCGGGCGCGACCACAAAGCTCATGCGCTACGGCGGCTCCGCCTGGATGGATGTCACCTCGGACGCTGCCTATGGACATGAGAAGACCTATAAGTGGTACCGCCGGGATAAGGACGGAAATCCGCTGGACAGCGGGGCGGTGTTCGCAACGGGCAAGGTGATCTATGTGGACGGCGATGATGTGGATGTGAAGACCGTATTTGTCTGTGAGGTGGAGTGAATGATCGCGCAGGCGCAGTTTACCATCGCCGACCTGAATGACGGGGCAAGCGTCGAGGTCATTGTAGGAACACAGACAGCGGCCACCAATGTCTGGACAGGCCGCGCCAGCTTTTCCGCGCTGAAGGACGGCCAGACCATCCTGTACTGGCTGCCGTTCGCCGGCACGTCCACGGCGGCAACGCTCAATCTCACGCTGTCAGAGGGCACGACCACCGGCGCGAAGAATGTGTACATCAACGGCACGACGCGGTGTACCACCCATGTGGCGGTGGGCAATGTTACGCAGATGACCTACAGAGTCAATACCCCCATCAATGGCAGCGGCAGCTATACGGGCTGGTGGATCACCCGGAATCAGGATACGACAACAAACTACTATGACCGCATCGCCTACAAAGCGTCTGTAACCGCTGTGGGAGCAATCTCCGCCGGGCGCATCGGTGTGTTCAACAGCGCTGGAAAGCTCATGCTGCTTTCAACCACCGCATTTGATGTCACCCGGCCGATCCTCTATGTGGGCACGGCCTACACCGCCTCGGCGCTGACCCAGACCAACAACTATATCTCCTGGGGGACGGCTTTTTCACTGGCGAATACGGTATCCGGCTTTTCCGGCACGGCCGGCGCTGCTGTTTACATCAAAGGGACGCTGAGCGGCTCCCTGTTCACGCCCGCCGCCGGGGTGCTGACAACGGTTGTCCCGACCACGGAGGATGGTTATACCTATATCCTCCTGGGACTCATGAGCACGACCGTCAACGCCGTGCTTGCTCCGGAGCATCCCATGTTCCGTTATTACAACGGCGGTTTCAAGGCGATTTCTCAGATCGCCTATGAGGCATATGTGGCCGCGGATGAGGCGCAGGAAGCCATCGACAATCTGGAAGTCGGCGGCAGGAACTACATTCTCAATTCCGGATCTGAATCCTCAGCGTCCGCTGCCCTCCTTGCCAGATATGCGCTGTCAGAACCGATGACGGCAGGTGAAGAGTATACGCTTTCCATGACCATCACACCCATGGGAGAGCTGAATGCCATTACCGTCCGCACATCGGATGGTGATAAGACGCTGGCCACCATCACACTGGCCGGAGCCGTCCGTCAGGTGGCAAAGGGAACCTTTATCGCACAGTACGCAGATGGCAAATCCCCGGACACCGAGCCGGACTACGCGGATATCATGATCTACCGTCAACCCGCCAGCGCCGGAACAACGAGTACAATCATTCACCAGATCAAGCTGGAGCGCGGCAATCGCGCCACGGATTGGACGGCGGCCCCGGAGGATGCGGAAGACGTTCTGGAGCAGAAGCTGTCCTCCGTAAGAGCGCAGATCAGCACGGAGGCGGACAGCATTCGGCAGGAGGTGCAGGCGACCTACGCCCTGGCCAGCGATATGACGCAGGTCACCCAGCGGGTCAGCACACTCTCCGAGCAGACGGAAAGCAATTACACTTGGGCGGTGACCAGGGTCAATCAGCTGCAGCAGGATCTGGCCAACGCACGGGAGGCAACGGAGGAGGAACTGGCCGTCATGCGCACCTACCTGACCTTCGGGGAGGATGGTCTGTCCATCGGCAAGACGGGCAATCCGTTCACCTTCCGCGTGGTGAATGACCGGCTGGCCTTCTATATGAACGATACGGAGGTCGCGTACCTCAGCAACAACAAGCTCTATGTCACGCAGGCGGAGATATTGACAAAGCTCATCATCGGCAAATTCGCCTTTGAGCCCCAGAGCAACGGCAATCTCTCCCTGATCTACAACGGTTGACGCCGGGAAAGGAGATCATCATGGCTTCAACAGTAGCGTATACGGCTTCGCTGTGCACCCGTAAAACCAATTCCAGCTCCAACGCCAAATCCGGCGCTGCCTGCCAGGAATACTACGAGAGCAGCTACAACTACGTGGGCATCATTTCGTTTTCCGGCATGAACCTGGCGAACAAGGTAATCACCGGCATCTGGCTGACGGTTGACGCGGCGAAAGCTGGATATGGCGCGGGCAGTACCAAGACGGTGTATCTGCGCAAGGCAAATTACCAGAGCGGCATCGCGTCAGGCGTTACAGGTCTTGGCTATAAGGGCGACGCGCTGGGAACCTTCTCCGGGTCGTTCTATGGCAATACGACGAGCTATCAGATCACCGGCGCCCTGTTCACTGCCATGGCCGCCTATATTGCCCAGGGCAACAACAGCTTCACGATCTACAATCCCAGTCCCAGCACCTCCAGTCAGGGGTATTCGTACAACTATCTGCAATGGAACAGTGTCACGATCACCATCACCTACGAGGAGGCTGTGTCGCAGCCGTCTGTGTCATCCACTTCAGTGAACATGGGGAGTGCGGTGACGATTTATACCAACCGGGTCAGCACGGCCACGACACACACGCTGCTTTATACCTTCGGCAATACCAGCGGCACGATCGCCACAGGCGTTGGCGCATCGGTCAGCTGGACGCCCGCGCTGACGCTTGCCGCGCAGATCCCCAGCGCCACCAGCGGTACATGCACCATTACCTGCCAGAGCTACAACGGCGGTGTGCTGACCGGCACGCGCACCTACACGCTGACGCTGAATGTGCCTTCCACTATTGTGCCGTCAATCTCCTCGGTGACCGTGGAGGACACCAACTCAACAGTCGCCACGCGAATTCAGGCGTATGTCAAAACGCTGAGCACGCTGTCCGTGGATATCACAGCGACGGGTTCTTATGGGAGCACAGTAACATCATACCGCACCTCGCTGGACGGCGTGACATATACCGCAGCGTCCTTCACGGCAAGCAAGAAGCTGTCGGCCTCGGGGGATATGACGCTAACTGTCACGGTGACGGACAGCAGAGGACGGACGGCCACCTATACGGAGACTCTGACGGTGCTGGATTACAGCTATCCGTCCATCCGGCTGTTCAAGGCGGACCGCTGCAACAGTGACGGCAGCGCGGCGCAGCTGGACGGCACAAACGTGCGATACTCCTTCGAGGGCGGGGTCGTTTCGCTGAACAACAAGAACGCGCTGGCCTGCGTGGTGTATTACAAACTGGCCTCCGATACGGAATGGACGAAATCGGAAAGCCTGCCAGTCACATCCTATAACCTGAGCGCCACGGACAAGGTGCTGACGCAGACCTTTGACGCCCTTGCAAGCTATGATCTGAAGGTGCGCCTGCAGGACTATTTCTACTATGTGGAGCAGGCGGTGTCCATCGGCACAAAGGGCGTCATCATGGACTTCCTGGCGGATGGGACTGGTATCGCCTTTGGCAAGGTAGCAGAGACTTCTGGCTATGCGGAGTTCGGCTGGCCGCTGAAGCTGTCCGAGCCGCTGGAGGTCGCACAGGGCGGCACCGGCGCAAGCACGGCGGCGGGAGCGAGGTCTGCGCTCGGCGCGGTGAATAAAGCCGGCGATACCATGACGGGCAACCTGTCCATCCAGGGATACCTGTATCCGTCCGTGTATCTGCTCCCGTACTACAACAGCACGACTAACCGGACTGTATTCGAGGGGAGCTATATTGGCGCATCCTCGTTTGCGTCATGGGAGGACAGCACGGGCAACAATCGCCGGATGCTGGAGGTGCGCACAAAGACATATGAGAACAGCATGGATAATGCGGTCATGCTGCGCGTTGCGGATAACGGCGCATGGGGAAATTACCGCATCTTCCACGCGGGGATGGTTTCCGGCGTACCCGTAGCCAACGGCGGCACAGGCGCGACGACGGCTGCAGCGGCGCTGAACAACCTCGGTATATTCTATGCAGCATCCCTGCCATCGACAGGCATTGATGGGCAGATATGCCTGATACCGGTTTGATGAGGTGGTGAGGATATGGCGCAGATATTCTCAGCAACTGCAAACAGCAATGCAACCATAGGCTACGCCCTTTACGGCAGCAGTACCTGGAACAAGGGAACCTCCAACGGCGCCTGCCAGGGAGCCTACCAGAATACATCCGCAAACGGATCACGCGTCGGTGTGATGATTTTCACCGGCGCAGGCGCAGCGCTGAAAGGAAAAATCATCAAAAGCATCGTGTTCTCCATTGCCTGTTCCTCTGCAGGTTCCGGCAGCAGTTCCAAAGTACTGACGTTCCGCAAGGCGAAACAGCAGACGTTCCCTTCCGGGATTAACGGCTCCGCTATGGTCGGAGACAGCTTGGGTACTCTGACAGGCAAATTCTACGGAAACACGACTACACATACGTTGAGCGCATCGTCCAACTCGGCATTCTTTAATGCGCTGTCCGCATACCTGAAGGCTGGCAACTCGGCGCTGGTACTCTACAACGGCGAAAAATCATCCAGTTCCACCACATATTCCACTAACTATGCCCGCATCACATCCATCACCATAACGGTGACGTATGAGGCGGCGACAGTTTGGTACAGGCAAAATGGAACGTGGGTGCAATGCGCCGTCTATTACAGAACGGGCGGTGTATGGGTACAGGTCGCTCCATACTATCGCAGCAACGGTTCATGGATTCAGGTATAGGGAGACGAATATGAAAACGCAGCATTCCCGGGATCGGCCCGCCCCCGCAACTAGGGCGGGGTTTTCATATCCATCA